TACAACAGAAACAACTACAAAGATTGTAGAAACCATTCGCCAAGTTGAATATACAACTGGCACATCTTATACTGTAACTGGAACGAATATTAATATTCCTGGAACTCCTGCAGCAGGAGCAAATTACAGCATTATGAATCAGGGTGCTCCATTCCAGTTTAGTGAGACAATCCTAGGCACTGGAGTGGCTAAAGAAACATGGATAGACAGAACAACAGAACAACAATCTATCACAAACTCAGTTTCTGTATTTACCCAATAATAATTTTTTTATTGACTGCATCAGGTAGAGCACAACAAGCTCCTAGTAATACTAACATTGCTGGTCCCAGTGCATCTGCTACTGGTAATGTTACCAACCAAGCAGTTCAGGTGCTTCAAGGTCCTTATGCCATGAATACTTATGGTGGTGGTGTTTCTTGCCAAGGTCCAACCATGAGTTTTGCTCCCTTTATTCTAGGTAACACAAACGGTAGTACCGATCCAGAAGCATTTCAATCGTATAATGGAAACGCTGGAGTATCAATGGGTTTCAACTTTCCTTTGGATGGTAGTTTAACTGAACTATGCAAAGAAAGAGCGAGAACAGAAATCAAAAGACAACAAGCAGAAACTGATAAAGCAAGATTAGATTTTGAATTAGTTAGATTACTGAAGTGTGGTGAGGCATATAAGTCTGGGCTTTCATTTCACCCAGACAGTCCATATTACAAAATCTGTGCTGACGTAGTTGTGAGGTATCCTAATGGAACCAATACAGCAAATAAATAACGCCAACGGAATTGCCAATATAAAGAATAATGCCAACCAAATACCAAAAGTTGGTATTAATGGTCCTAGTGTTATTTCAACAATAGATCCACCAGTACTTCATAGTATGGAAGTTCCCGTTGTTCGTGGATTGTCAGTTCCTATTGTTGATGTTCCAAATACTTCTATCAAATATCCAGTCATCAATGTCCCAACACAAGCAGAGTTTGATGCTGCAGTAAATGCACAAAAGCAGCAGGAACAACAACCTCAGCAAGAGAAGAGTAGGGGTTTGCCTGATGCTACTCCTCAAGTGCCACAAATTGCGCAAACCCCCCCTCCTCAAGTGCCCATTACTGAGATACCATCAGATAAAACAACTACACCAACTTTTAGTGTTTATGGAGTCAATATCGATCTACCTGATCCTTCTCTTGTTGCTACGGCTGGCGCTGTCGCAGTAGTAACAACTGCCGCTACGATGGCATCATCAGCAGTTCTTAATGTTCTCAAAAATGCTGCGGAACCATTCATTAAGGAAGCAACAAAGAATAAGTTTAAAATTAAAATCAAACAAGTTAAACCTGTCCTACATTATGTTATGTCGGACGGTGGGCATATTGATATATTTGAATACTCATCAGAAGGAACACGCCTCATTGCTCAAACAACTAATGTGGAGCAATACCTTCGTGATGAAGTAGAAAAGAATGTATTATATGAAATTGAAAATAAGATTATTATTGATGATGTAATCAAACAAAAATTCACAAAAGAAGGGCAAGAAAGATTCAAGTCTCTCTATGCCCCTGCTAAAAAGATTGCTAAAAAATTAGCAGCCCGCCTTTCTTTTTGATTCCAACAAAGCAAAATCTTTTTTCTTCGTGCCGCCATCATATTCCCAAGCATAACCTTCAGCAATCATTTGATTATTGATTGATGTTTCTTCACCATTAATGTACAGATGTCCGATGATACGACCATACTTCTCTGTGCTATCTGGAAGTTCGGTTTTGATTAAAATGTCTTTAGCAAACTTCAATCTTTCCTTGAGCCATTCTTTAACCTCAATACCAAGTTTCTTTTCATACACATCAAGTGTTCTGCTCTCTGGGGTATCGATACCAGCAAGACGAATTCGCTTAGTAAGGGAGATATCAAAACCCAAATCAATGTCAGCGTCAATAGTGTCACCATCTACTACCTTGTGAACTGAACGTATTCTATAGACGTAAGGATCTTTGTCAGCCATTAGAATGGTAACTTAAACTTCTCAGTATTTAGTTTGGGGATAGGTAGTTTCTCAAATGCTTTGGTGACTTGCTTCTCTACAACAGCACCAACAAATGCTTCTGGATTATCTAGAATCTTTTGTGCCTTTTGATAAGTAATGTATGCTCCCACACCAATCGCACCACTAATGGTGAGACTTGTGATTGATAGAATCAGACTCAGATGTTTCATCTTGCATCTCCTCGTTTGCTAACTTTAATATGTAATAAATGATATAGGCAGTAAATATCAAACCAGAACAAAGAATTATACAAACTCCCCAAGGAAATTCATTCATTCCAACATCCCTCTTGTTTGTGAATCCAAACTTTCAAATCTTTAACATACTTTCTTAATACTTGTGCCTGCTCTTGATGCCAAAAATCACCCGTCTCCAAATGAAGGCGGGTGTGGTTATCTATGGCTTTGAGTATTTGATGTATTGGAGGATTCCAACACTCACGCTTGGGAGTATTCCACTCTCTTGGCATAAAACCTCATTATTTTTTCTTACCACCATTCTTTGCTTTTTTAGCAGTAGCATTACCCTGATTCTGCTTAGAGTTTTTACCTCCAGCAGAACCCTTCTTACCTTTGTTTGCAGATTTTGCCATTATGCTCCTGTGCGAGGTTGAACGTATCCTTCACCATCTTCTACTTTAGTTTCAAGTGCTTCAACTCTCGCTTCAAGAGTTTCTGGTACTTCAGGAGTTTCTGGTGCTTCTGGTTCTGGTGGAGCAGAAACTACCTCTTCTCTTTTAGGTTCCTCTTTTTTTTCATCTTCATCATCACCACCCTTCTTCATTGTATTGATACCAAAAGTGGCAGCAGATGCAGTAAAGACTGTCGCAATAAATGTGGGATCCATCTTAGATAGAGTCCCAGCATAACTTGCGGTAAGGAGAGCAGCAGACCAACCCAAGATGCATATACGAATTAATTGTCCCATAGCATTTTCGTTTTTCTTAGTAGCCATCAATCCGTGTGATGAAGTCTCTTTTTATTTAGGATTTTAGAACTTAAATTGAAGTTTTGCCGACACTACTGTATTCGAAACACCATCATTAATCTGATGTATTCCTTCAATAATCACCATCTCTTTATAATCAACAGATGCAGATGCTTCAACTAATCCACTGGTTTGATAAGAACCACCGACAGTTATGCCAAATAAGTTCTTTTTCTTACCACCAAAACGATTGGAAATATTTAGACCAACCTCACCATAATGTGAAGTTTTGTTTATAGCATCTACGGTTCTTCTAGATTGAATGGAACCACTTTCAGTAAAGCCATCTCTCTGATAATTGCCAACAGTGTATCCAACGAATGGAGTTACATTCTTATTGAGATGCCAGAATAATCTGTTATTAACAAACCACTCTTTTCCTTGTGTTGAACTTTCATTATTAAAGATACCCTGAACATTTCTGGATACATTATATTTGTTCTGGGAGAAACCAGCATTAGTTAAGAGTGAGAATGTATTTCCACGGAACATATTAAACACACCATAATGACTCTTAACAAGATTAGAAGTGCTATCAACACCACCTAAATCAATATTAACATTATTATACTGAGCACCAATAGTCCAAGTTGGTTTGATGTCAATTTCTAATCCACCACCAATAATCAGTGACTTACCAGAGTATCCATAATCACCGTGAGACCAGGAATAATAGTTGTTGCTGAATACTCTTACTTTATCTGTAGTAGGTTTAGTTGGTTCGTGGATGAGAAGGTTTTGTAATCCACCACCAATCTTATCTAAAACTTCGTGTTGATCTACGCGACCAGAAAGAACATCATGAGTATTTTGTGTATCAACAGAAAGAAGTAAAGAATAAACTACACTATTATCACTATAAGTATCTTGCTGCAATAAAGGAGTTTGAGATGTAGTTGCAAAATCTCTTCTAATCTTCTGAACTCCATTTCCTTCTGTTGCAGTATGAGTTACTTCGGTAGTAACGACAACTGGAAGTCCTGGTGCAGGAACAGTCACAGAGTTTAATAATGTTGGTGGTTGAGGTTCTGGTGTAGGTTCAGGAGTTGGATCTGGAGTGGGTTCAGGAGTTGGATCTGGTGTAGGTGTTGGATCTGGCGTAGGTTCTGGTGTAGGAGTTGGATCTGGTTCAGGAGTGGGTTCTGGTTCTGGTGTAGGTTCAGGAGTTGGATCTGGTTCTGGTGTAGGTTCAGGAGTTGGATCTGGTTCTGGTGTAGGTTCGGGAGTGGGTTCTGGTTCTGGTGTAGGTTCAGGAGTTGGAGTTGGTGCTACTTCATCAACAGATGGTGCATCTGGATTGTTTGGAGCAACACTAGCAAATGTTTCACCATTCTTTGTCACAGTTCCTGGTTGACTATCAACTAAAAGAACTGGTGATAATGCAGTATCTCCAAGGTTGAATACCGCAAATCCTAAGAGATAATCACCATTAGCACCTACTTGATATGTTGAATACTGCCATCCAGTAGAACCATAAGTTCCTGTGGAATAATCACCAGTTCCTGGATTAGTAAATCCAAGCAGTGCATAGTTTTGAAGTTGATTATTAACTGTTACTGTTGGAGATGAACCCGTTCCTTGATAAACAAGTGATGTAATAGAACCGTCATTGAAAGGAACATAATCAGTTCCAATGTAGTTCCAAGACATTGTATAAACTTTACCAGTTTCCAATGTAACTGACTTTGTAATCCAAGCAGCATCAGTTGGATTTGGATTTCCTAATCCAGATGCTTGTTGCTGCTGTTGAAGAAGAGTTTTGATTTCTTGATTTTCTGCTGATGTTAATCCAAGTGCTTCTGTTGCTTGGTTAAATGTCTGCTGCCCATTTGGTTGCAGTGCAGCACCAGCATTTCCGTATGGTGCAAATTCCCAAGTAGATGGTGTTACCGCAGGTGCGTGATAAGGATTAGGAGAACCATCTTGGAGAGTTGGACTTCCTACTGCTCCGTGAGAAGGTGCATTGAAAATTACTGGATTATCAACAACACTAACACCAGTTCCCTGCCCAGTAATTGTGCTGTCTAATATTCCCGTCTGAGTTCCAGTATTCCATCCCGAAGTATTTCCAGACTCAAAATCTGTACCAGAAATCGTATCTGCAAATGCAGTTGGTGCTCCCATTAAAAGAGCAGACGCTACAACAAGCGCCTTCTTAGCGTAAGACATAAAAAGTCCTCTATGACTCAGTGTGTACTAAACGAAACAAACCGAAGTATGTTTAAAAGTAAAGTAATCACCAAGTCACAGAGGACTCGGGGTATGTGGATTCAGACCAGTTAAGATCAGGAATCAGTTATGATTGTAACTATTTATTATCCTTTTTTCCAGGCATCTCCTTCTGCCTTTCTTCTACGTGCAAGACCTGCTTCTACATTAGAACCAGGGTTGCGATAGAGATAAAGAGCATCAGGAACTAAATCCCATTCTTTATTCTTCAATCTCTTAGTAATAGTATTGAAATCACCAGAACCATAAAAACCAGCACCGAGATTATAAGCAAAAGAAAGTAGAGCACCTCTTTTACCATCACTCATTTCATTCCAATGTGGAATTTTGCGGAGTGAAGGAAGAAACTCTCTCTTGCACTGTTCAATCAAAAGTTCATCTGCTTCTGCTTGAGTGAGAGTATCACCCATATGGAATGCAGATCCATCTTTCTTACGGGTTGAACCCCAACCAATTGTGATTGGAAGTCCACCTGAGAGAGGATCTGGATATGCCTTTAAGTGGCATCCCTCGAACTCCTTAATCAATTTCAAGCCCATCATAGGCATATCGTCACCACCAACTACAGGAGCGGCAGCAGATGGTGCTGATGCTGGTGCCGCATTACCCTTTTTTCCTCTATAAATTTCAGCCCAATCCACAGTATCTTCAAGATACCTGACAGGTAGATTATCCTCTAACCATTGAACTGCTTTTACATGATTAGGGTTTTTTTCATCATAAAACTTAAAAAAGTTGTGTAGATCAATTCTTGCCATTGTCGTCTCCAAAATATTTGTTGAAAAGTTTGGAAGCTTCTAAATGCTTTCCGTGATTTGTAAGATCTTTTATTTTTTGTAAGATCTTTCTCTTGAAATTAATCGAAGATTCTTCCCCACCCATCGTTTCCTCCTGGACACCAACGGTGCTTAAGAACTGCTTTGGTGTAAATGGTTTTTTTACCATTCGTTACTGGACCAGTATAGTTATCATTGAGTGAACCATATGGATCATTGATATAATATCCTTTACCATCTGGAGTCTTACCAATTACAACACACATGTGCCCACCAGTAGGTGCAGATAAAGAACCCCTATGCAGGATACCAATAACAACAGGTTTCCCAGCATCAAGACTCTTATCAATATCAGCAAAAGAAAGATTGTAACTGAAGTGTGACTTAACTCCATAAGCTGCCAGAACCTTTGTCTGCACAGCGTGATCGGTGGTATCACCAATCTCAAATACCTTTTTAACGTATTCGTCGTCACCCTTAATAGATCCTGGCTTAAAGAAAGCAAGGCACATGGCACATGATGAACTATTACAAGTTCTATGTGCATCTCTATAGTTATCTACTTGATTAAAATATGGGACTGCAAGAACTTCTGGTGTTGGAGGTTTTGTTCTAAAAATACCAATCCAGTCAGTCTCTGCATCATCCATAAATTCTGCAGGTAGGTTATCTTCTAACCACTGAACAGCTTCTACGTGGTTAGTGTTACCATCATCATAATATTTAAAGAAGTTATGAAGATCTAACGTCATTGTTTTTTTATAAACACTGAATATATTTATTAAAAAAGCGCCCTTTCGGACGCTTTGACTATGTTCAGGTGGTAACAGTTTCTCGCGATGTAGATTTTACATACTCATAGACATTCTCAGGAGTAGTTTTCTCATAAGGATCAGAGTCTGCATTATCACGCTGTCCTGCTTCAACAAACAGTTTTTCAATAATACCGTTTTCTACCACAGCAGCGTAACGCCAACTGCGCTCACCGAAGCCAAGGTTCGACTTGCTAACGAGCATACCCATTGAACGTGTGAAGTATGAGTTTCCATCAGGAATCAGTTTTACGTTTTGAATGTTTTGATCTTGTGCCCAAGCATTCATGACAAAGCCGTCGTTAACAGAAACGCAGTAAATAGCGTCAATGCCAAGAGCAGTAAATTCATCGTACTTTTCCTCAAATCCAGGAAGTTGATATGCAGAGCAAGTGGGAGTAAATGCACCAGGCAGTGAGAAAATCACAACACGCTTACCATCAAAAAGTTCTGCTGATGTACGAATTACGAATTCTCCAGACTCACGAAATACAAATTGGACTTGGGGAATTTGATAACCTTCTTTACGCATTTTAACCTCCATCAGAATACGCCAGGGATGATTTGACCAGTGGTGGCATAAGTGCCCATTGCAACGATAACTCCGATCATTGCTGCCCAACCGTTAATACGCTCAGCACGTTCAGTAAAAAGATTTTTCATTTTGTTTCTCCTTGATAAGAATGGTGTTGTTTAAATTCGGGATTAGATTGGGAAGGAACCACAGGATTTCTGGTTTTATTTTTGATAACGATAAACGCATCATTCTGGTAAGTTACAGTTCCGTATGGTTTCGCCCACTTTGGATTGGCATCTGGGTGTGTAGCAGTTCCTGTTGCTGCTACACCACCAATTTCTACCACAATTTCATCATCACGATCCCAGTTAAGTTCTTGAAGGGCAAGACTAAGTTGCCCCAGCATTCCAGCACTCATCAGTAAGTCTCTGCAACTTTCTCTACAGCATAACCCAAAAGTACAAAAAAGGCAACTGCAGTGAGTGTGAAGATTACTTCAGTCATCAGAATACACCGAAGAAGAAGTTACCAGTTGCAGCATAAGAAATAATACCTGCTACAAACCCTAGCATTGCCCAGCGTCCATTAGCAAGTTCTGCTCGTTCGTTGTGCGTCATCATCCCATACTTAATAGCATCAGCATCAGAGATGTACATTTGGGGTTCGCGGGCAAACATATTCTGTTGCCCACGATCATTAGTTGTTACAGTCATTTTCGTTTTATTACGAATTGTTACACAATTATATAGGAAAAAGAAAGGGGTGTCAAGCACCCCAGTGTATCAGATTTTACTGATTAGATCAGAACTTGAAGGTTGTCTGAACCAGAGCACCGAAGGTATCAAGCCCATCGTTTCCAGTAGGATTGCTCAGATAGAACACAGCAGGAGTTACAGCGATGTTATCAGTAACTTGCATCTTGTAATATGCCTCAAAAGCATAGTTGCCATCTTGAGCATTTACATCGTTCTGCTTAGTAACAAAGGTAGGTTGCCCAACTGCAAAACCAAGAGCATTACCCTTAGCAAGTACATCCTTCCAAACCAAACCAGTGTACCAGGACTGAGAAATAGTATCACCACCTTGAGTATAACCAGAGTTATTATAACCCCAACCAGCAGAGATTGAAGGAATAATACCAGAGGTAGAAGGTTGCCAGTAACCAGCAAGAGAGAACGAGTTAGTCTGCCCACCAGTTGCACTATTAGGAAGTGCAGAAGTCAGAGTAGGAGTACCTTGAATACTTACACCATTGTTGGAATAAGTATAGGCACCAGTCAGGTTCCAGTTCTTAGTGGTGTAAGCAAGTTGAGCAGTGGTAGAAGCAGCAGAGTTGCCGTTGAACATACCACCTTCAGCACTATCACCCTTGTCTGCATCACCTGCAACATAGGCACCGCCAAGAGTCCAAGCACCTTTCTTAACCGAAGCACCAAAACCACCACCCAGAACTTTGCTGTAGGCACCAGGAGCACCGTTGAACTGGAAGATGTTCAGAATCTTATCAGCAGTGTAGACAGAAGGCCACACAGGCAGAATGTCATCTTGACGAACACGAGGACCAGCAGTAATGGTTACATCCTTACCAGCAGGGAACTTGTAGTACAAACGATTAATTGCAACTACATCACCGCCATCAGCATTACCAAGGTTTTCTTGGAAACCAGCATCCAGTTTGGTGAGAGGGGTAGGAGCAGCACCGAAACCACTGTCATCAAAGTTACCAGCACGAAGTTGAGTACGCAGCAGATCTTTGCCAGTGAAAGAAGTATCCAGGTTCAGTTTCACATCATAGTTGAAGGAAACTGCTTCACGGAGAGCATCATAATCATTCTTACGATCACCGCCATAAGACAAACCGCCCAGAACCCACTTGGTTTCACCACGCAGTTTGGTGGTGGTGGAGAATTGAGTTGCTTCCAGAGCACTAACTTGTGCTTCCAGTTTATCAACACGACCACGAATTACTGCAAGTTCCTGAGCAAATTCTTTTTGAAGGCGACTGAGTTCATCAGTAACTTCAGTAACCCGATCAAGACAAGCATTCAGAAGTGCAGCTGCCTCATAACGAGTCATTGCCTTACCACCACCATAGGTGCCGTTAGGGTAACCTGCTACGCAACCATAACGTTCTACAAGGGCGGAGAGTGCTCCATATGCCCAATCAGAAGGTTGGACATCAGAGAATTGAGTGACGCTTGTTGCCTGCTCAGCGGAGTATTGATTGACTGCTGCAATATTAAGATCTGCAGCATTCGCAACAGCAGGAGCAATCATACCAAGAGCAACAGGTGCAAGCATCAGTTGTTTGATTTTCATAAAAATGTTTTTTTGTACTAAACGACAATGTAAAGATTATCTTAATTGAATCTTAAGAAACTATTAAGCCAGAAGTATCATAGCATAGCAGTATTAAGTCTGTCAATTAAGATTCGGTTAAGCTTTTAGTAATTTTCTCCAAGATCAATTTGAACGCTTGGAAGCATGGTAATAATTTTACCAGTGTAATGTGGACGCAATGATTTGATAATATAATCTTTAAAGTTATGAGCAAGAATAATTAGATTCTCTGGTTGCTCTGCATAGAGTCTTTCTCTACCCACAACTTCGAACCCAGTTCCTGGAACGAACATATTTTGCTTGCTGACAGTATCATCAACAATATAAGAATTTGGAAAATCTTTCAGAGTAATATCAAGTGCATTTAAATAAACACACCCCTTAGCTGCAGCACCAAAAAATGCTACTTTACCATTTAAATTTTTAATCCAGCTTTTATCTTTAACAATTTTCTTATGAATTTTTTCAGATGCAAGAAAAAAGTCAAATTTCTTTTCTACTTTTAAATATTCATCAGGTGCTCCAGTTGGATTTGAATATTCTTTATGAGAAATCCAAAGACGTAGAGTTCCTCCATGAATTGTCTGTTCTTCCGTATTAACAATACGGAGTCCATATTCGTCAAACAATTTGACAAGAGGTGTTACTAGCCAGTAATAATAATGCTCATGATAAAACTGATCAAATTGAAGTGTCTCAAAAGTTCTTAGTGTATATGGAAATTCAAGAACCCAAACTCCATGTGGAGCAAGATGTTTTTTAACTCCAGCAAGAAATTTTTCAACTCCAGGAGTGTGTTGAAAAACATTTGTCGAAGTAATAATATCTGCCTTAGGAAGATCCAGATCTTCATTGAAGTAATCATTTACATATTCGATTCCTGCTTCAAGATTTTCTTCTCTAAATGAAGAAGATGCATCTACGTTAATTAAATTGAGTGGATCCTTAGTTTGTGATCGGAATGCTTTTAGTAAAGTACCGTCATTACCACCAACATCAATTACAGTATTATGCTTAAGATGTTTAATACTATGCCACATACTTTGGCAATGATAAACATATGGCTTGTTTACAGCAGAATGGTATAAGTATTTTTCATACAATTCTTCTGATGGAATGGCAGTATCTAATTGAATTTTAAGATTATCATCAATAGTCGCCGCCATTGGATATTTTTTAGCATTAATAGATTCTTCTTTTGTACAAAGGAGATTATTTACTAATGGTTGAATACCCAAATCCAATAATTTATTAGACATTTTATTCTTGATTCTCTTGTTGATGTTGAGGTTGAGATGGTTCTACCATTCTTCCCAGATATGGATCATACTGCATAAACTCACGAATATCAATCCTAGCTCCATTCTGTTCCCAAAATTGAGAAAGAGCATTGAAGTTTCCTTTATGGAAGGCATCAATATGTTCAGGATGAATTGATGATCCCAATTCCGTCTTATAAAGAAGAAGAGGGATTGCATATGTATTGCCAGAATTATAAATCAAATCATCAGCAACGGGACGAGGACGAACTCCATTATCAAGCTTATACTTGTCTCCACGTACATGAAACTTCAAAAGTTTTTCTGCATGGTGACGAGTAATCATATAGCAAGCAGTTGAAAAATCATTTACAAATCTTTTATGCAGCTTGACATGAATGTTTCCTGTAGAAATAATAGCAATCTGAACTACATCCCAATCATATGGAATGTTCGCATAAAAATCACTCCAAGTAAAATTCCAAAATCTTACAAGATCAAGATTGCAATCATCTTCCATAAAAATTGCATAAGGACTATTGGAGGTTTCCATCCAATGCTTAATTGCTTTTAGATGGGAAGTAATACATCCAACTTCACCCGATGTCATCATTTCAGGGTATCTTCCAGAAATGATGTCACTCAAATCATCTTCTCTACCATCATATGCAGAAATTCTTTCCCAATTTTCAATTTCCCAATATTTAAATTGGGATTCCATATATTCTCTCCTTTCAGGTTGTCCGTCAAGATTGAGATAATAAATTGGACCGATATTTTTAAGTTTATATGCTGATTTATTTTTATCCAACAATTCAATCATAGTTCAATCCAATACACTTCCTCATTTGGAATTCCGCCAAGAACAATTCTATCACCATATTTTGATTCTAGATAGTCCTTTACTTGATCAATAATTGCTTGATTATCGCTAACGTAAACTTTATATCCTTCATCAAGAAGATCTAAACAAAGGCGATATTGCTGACTTTCAGTAAGAATATCTGTACCATCTTTATAAGAAATATAGTGAAAATGATACGGAAGATTATCAATATTTTTCTTAATGAAATAATTTTTTAAGAACTCTGCATGTTCATTATTAAATTCATCTGTTGTTGATCCTAGATTAAAATCCAATCCAAGTTTCTTTGCATATGCTGCAAAGGAGCGATTATCTCTAGGAAGGCATGGACCACCAAAACCAAATCCATATCGCATATACTTAGAACCAACTCTTGTGTCCTCTCCGATTGCCTTCAATACAGTAGCAATTTCGTCTTCCATTCCTGCAAGAGTCATCACTTCACCAACCATGTTGGCATAACTAATTTTAGTTGTGAGATAACAATTAACCGCAAGCTTTACAAGTTCAGCAGCAGTCGTTGACATAAAATTCAATTTTGGTTCTGTAAGTTGAATCTTATGGTACAACTCATCAATGACTTCCCTATGTTTAGATTCAGGTCCTCCCACAAGAACCATATCAGCATATTGCAAATCCCTAACAATAGCTCCCTGTGCAATAAACTCAGGATTGTAGAAAACATCTACTCCAAACTCACTGAGTTGTTTTTGGAAATTATCACAATCTCCAGGGTTAGTTGTACAGCCAACAATGAATGCTTTTCCTTCTAACGAGAAATCACACTCCTGAAAATCATTAACAACTTGCCAAACTGCACTCACATCATAATCTCCTGAAGGAAGAGATGGAGTTGCAACAAGAGTGTAGATAATATCACATTCTTTGATGACTTCTTTATTGTCAACAGTTGCTCTAATATTTTTAGATTCGGATAGCAATTCTTGAACTTGAGGTTCATTAGTCACGATCATTTTTTTATTCAGATCATGAACGTAACTTTCGCGAACGTCAGATACTAAGACATCGTATCCTGCTTTTTCTAAAAGGAGAGCAAAGCAAATGCCAAGTCTCCCTGCTCCGATAACTCCAATTTTCATAGTTTGAATGTAGGAATAGACAACATTTTATGTTTGTTTTGAGTGTTAAACTTTGTAAGAACTGCCATTGCAGTATTCTCTTCTTCACTCAGTTGTTCTGGAGGGATACCAACGCCCAATTCCATTGCCCACTCAAGCATTTCGTAAGATGTTCCAATCTGATCTTCATCAGTTCTTCCGTCTTCCCAGAGTCCATCTGTAGGTTGTGCATCAATAATACGTTGATCTACACCAAGATGCTTTCCAAGTTCCCATACTTCAGTTTTATAAAGATCGGCAATGGGAGCAATATCAACTCCACCGTCACCATATTTAGTATAGAATCCTACACCATAATCTTCAACTTTATTGCCAGTGCCAACAACAATACCACCAACAGTTCCTGCAACTTGATAGAGAGTTACCATGCGAATACGAGACTTTGTATTTGCTAGGGCAAGTTTATTCGAAACATATTCATCATCCAACCAGAATCCCAAGCTCTTGGTAAACTGCTCATAAGTGGAAGAGAGATCCACTTTTAGGGGAGTAACATTCTCATAATTATTATCAAGAAATTCTCTGTGAACATCAGATAGTTCTGCCTGAGAAGAAATTTGATTCAGAGGCATCGATAGGACATATGTTGGAAGTCCAGTCTCGGCACAAAGAGTTGATACAACTGAAGAATCAATACCTCCAGAAATACCAACAACCAAGGACTTAATATTATTTGCCGTAGCGTAATCTTTAATCCAACCTACAACTCTTGTTTTTAATTCAGAATAATCAGTAATACGATTCATAGTACAATCCAGTCTTCTACATAAAGGTCTTTTGTATCTTTATCTGCATAAGCAGGTCCGAACCACATTTTCGGTGCGATTACCTTTTTATTGGGGTTGGAAATTAACCAAGCACCCCACCAACTCATACTGCTATTAGCAATTATAGCATGTGAACATAGAGACATCAAGCATAGATCAGAGTATGGAGTATAAGATCCATCACCATACTTTTCCTGAGGTTCTGAAATTAAGAACCTATCCCCAGAAAAGAATTCTTGTTCTTTTACCCATTCAGGAGAATCTGAAAACACTACCACTGGTTGATTATCATCAAAGTGAGAAAGTGCCTTTTCATAATATTCAATTGGCTGAACAGGATGCTGATCACTACATTGAGTGTAAGACCACTTAAATCCGCGAGGATCAACAAGATTAGGATCTCCACGGCGAACGTGAAGCATAATCGGTTCCTGTCCTTTAAATTCAGACATGAACTCTTTGCATGGTTCTAGATGTTCATCATGGAAAGTATACTCACTGCGAATTTCATTTTCAATATTCTTAAAGTATTTCTCAGATTGGAAGAATCCATGCAAACTTACCCCGTCAGGACACTTATCAAAAAGTTCCTCATCAAAATGAAAAAATCTTTCTGAGATATACTGATAGTGATCAACATAAATTAGATTCTCTTCCTTTACAGATTCTAACTTAAAGCAATTATGAAGACTGTAATTTTCGATACCAGCTCTATTGAATGGAGGAATGCACCATTCATACTCATGTTTAGCAGCAATTCCTCTCAATGCTGCATACTCAAACATTTGGTTTCCAAGTCTTCCCAGACTACCAATTTGATTAAACGCTAACATATTTTTTAAGATACTCTTGATTTGAATAGTATTCTACCACTTCTTCTTTACTCATGGTTTGAATTTTCATCCATTCGTAATGATTCTTTTCCATATGTGGATTATGTGTCCAAGAGTTTTCTCCTCTTGCATGTTCTAGATGATAGACTACATCTTGAACTCTTCCGACATTATAGCCCAACGTAACAAATCTGTAAAATCTTTCTTTGTCTTCAGGAGCATAGGCAACAAAATTTTCGTTCTCCATTCCCCCATCAATATAAACTTGACGATTAAAAAATTGTGCCCAACCAAAGTCTGAAGTATGGACAATTGATTTTTCATCGAGAACAGAATAGTCACCTGTTTCCAAAAACTTAGAGACTAAAGAATCATCAGCGTCAACTTGTCTTTGATAATTTCCTTGCCCATAAGGATAGATGACATCATATGTTTTATCTAGAATTCCTTTATATGCTGTAAGATAAGAATCAATTGGGAGAATAACATCACAGTCATAATTCACAACAACTTCTGTTTTAGATTCCATCAACATCTCATTTAGAATTTTTTGACGATGAAAAGATGGATCCTCACTCCATTCAAAAATATGATTGATATTTACATCTACATCCAGAATATCTTCCAGAGTTGGAATTACATGTTTTTTAATTGTAGATTCTCTATCTACTTCTTTAATAATAATGTTAGTGTCAAAATTTTCCAAAAGAAATGCTGTTGTTGTAACAACATTTCTCAAACGATCTTCAGTTTCAACTCTAACTGGAATAATAAAAGTTGCATTTGTTAGATCATGCCTCATCGGGATACCTCCGTAATTTATAAAATTCTACATGTCTTTGTTGAAGATAATTAATTTCTCCACTATTAACTAACCATCTTCTTCCATCAGTTCCTTCAACAACTAGATCATAATCAATTCCACTTGCACTAGTTCTACCTTCATGCTCACGATTTGCAATTAAAACATCTGGGATAATGTGAGGCAATCCATGTTCCATTCTCATCCTATGATAGAACTCAGTATCAACTAATAGTTTTAACTTCCTATCCAAATACATTTTGGATTCGTTCAGAAAGGCAACGCAGGAAGGACTTCCTAAAAGATTATTTCCTTCAAGTAACATCTCTGCCCATTCTGGAACACAATCCCTATGAGTTTCTACTCCATCTGTAGTATGAGTAAATCCATGAAATAACCACTTGCATCCGCTCTCATCAAAAGCATTCTTTATTTTCTCAAGAGCAGTATCATCCACAAAAATATCATCTTGTAGGATCAATTTAATAATTCTTGCTTCTGCATTTTCAATCACACAATTAATATTAGAAGCTTGGTATCCCCGATCATTGGGATTTTTCATGTACGTGATTGAAAATTCTTCACTATTCTTTTCGCAGAAATCATGAATTTCATTATCTACACTATGATCAGCGATAACAATTTCAAAGTCTTGAAAGGTTTGTCTGCGAAGTCCATCAAAAATATCAGAAAGATATTTTACACCATCGCCCTTATATTCATAAGTTGGAATACATACCGAAATTTCAGACATCTAGATACTCCCAACGATCAACATAAATGTCACTAGGATCTTGTCCATCTGGACCGAACCAAAGTTTAGGAGCAATAACATTATCAGATCCAGATAGCCAAGCACCCCACCAAGAGAAAGTAGAGTTTGCAATGATTTGATATTCACACATACTCATCATGCACATATCGGTGATATTGTCTCCACCTTCAGAAACAAGGAATCGATCATCACTGAAAAATTCTTGCTTATTGCACCACTTTGGATCATCTGAAAATACAAGAACTGGAAGATCTTTATCAAACTTAGATAGTGCTTCCGCATAATAACTCAGGGGAAGAACTGGATGATATGTCGGTTTAATAAGATGATCGGTTCTACGAACATGAAGAGAAATTGCTTTTCCGTCTGGAGCAATGTTATCAAATATTTCTTTACACATATTCCAAACATCATCTCGCCAAGTAAAATCTTGACGGATTTCGTTTTCAATATTCTTGAAATATTTCTCTGATTGGAAATAACCGTAAAGGTTGATATTATCTTCACAATTATCAAATAGATCCTGATCAAAAGTAAAACTTGCTTCTTCGCGATAAGGAGCTGGGAAAAGATTTACTTCTTTAACAGAAGGAAGTTTAAATGCCATAAAGAGTTTATGCTGATTCTCTTCATCAGTAAACTCTTCATCAGATGCTGGACCTGGTGGAATGCACCAGTCATATCCACGATTTACAGCAATTCCCTTTGTTGCTGCATATTGGAACATTTGATTACCAAAACGTCCGTTTCTACCTAAGTGATTGTGTCCGATCATAGTTTAGTACCAGGGGGAAGATGATAATGGAAACCAAAAGGAGCAATTCCTTCTGTTTCGGAAAGTTGTCTTTCGTGGGAGAATCTAGCAGCAACTTCAATAGGAGCAATTTTGCATCCAAGTGCTTCGTAAATATGGCGATTATGAACGCAGATGATTCCATCCTCGGAGGTGAATCCCACATCCATATGCTTATAGAAATCTCCCCAATTTACATCAAAGTGAACATAAGCTCTTTTAGGAACATCAAGAAGTTTTTTGCTACGGAATGAGAATCCTCCATTCCCAACTCGATGTCCTTTGCCCCAAGGATCCAAATAAGCATCTGGAGCAATCATCCAAGGAGCACCAATATAATCATAATTAAACCAATCATTGTCCCACTTTTCAGGATTGATTACGAATCCGTCAGGTTGAACAAGTAAACAATAATCAGTATCAATATGTTGAGAGAGATTATAGATGCAATAATAGTTGTAATCATGAATTGATTTAATTTCGTATAATGATTTACAAAATTCTATTCCTTCAGGAAGATCACCAGGATCTGCATGAGTAATTAATTTCACTGCTCCATAAGTGATTTTTTCCATACTCTTCTTCAGAGCATAAATTGCACCAGGAACTTGATTCGATGAAATGCAAAATAATGTTACATTAGGTAGATTGATCATAAGTCACCTTGATAGATATCTGAAATTATTTTATACTCTTCCCATTCTACCCTACATTGATCAGGTGTGAAAAGATTTCCTTCCCTATCCATATAATGGGTTGGGTAACTATATATGCTTGATCCAAGAGACCACCATCCCTGAGAACGATTGTGATCAAACCAATATTTTGGAGCAATACAGTACTCTAAAGTAGTGCTTGTCCACAGAGGCCAACATGCAAATGTCGATGCTCCACAAATAACATGTCTGGCATTTTTGATTGCAACATAATCCCAAGCAACACTCTCATGGTAAGCAGGATATTCTGGTAGTACTGCATTTGCAGTTCTTACATCTTCAGTTACGATTGCAAATTCCATATTTGGATTATGCGCAACCATTGCCTTGATAGCATTGTCATAATATGATCTTGGCAACCAGCATCCAGCATTACCAATCATATCACTACCACGAAAATTTATGATGCAAATATTTTCACCATTAGTGTCGTAGTGATCATATTCTGGTTTGATTTTCAACCACTCGCGAACAAGATCAAGTTCATCATAAAAATACTCTTCAGACTGAAAGCTCCCATCAATTTTTGTATTGTCAGAGATTTCAAAAAGTTTTTTATCTGTTAAGCGAATATCTGTTTGGAGATAGGGATCAGTATGAAGTCCATGTCGATATTCCCGATAATAGTTAATAATACCTTCTGGTAGGGTATCAGGAGGTCCTCCAGGTGGACTGGATCCACCCACTACCTCCTTACCCAGATCAAGATCCATGAAGTAGACTCCCTTATCATTGAATCTCCTATCACCAAAATTTTCTAGTCCAGTAAACCCATAATCAAAACCACGCTTATGTGCAATCATTCTAGTCACAACATAAGCAAAGAGTTGATTACCAAACCCCTGTCCGTGATAAAATTCAGTAATAACCATATCAACCAATAAACTTTGTCACTACTTGATCAATGTAATCAATCATTGCATCATTGATTGTCGGAGAGCATCCTAGGAAGAAAACCTTATCTAGAACTTGATTTGCCTTTGGATACTTCAGCGCATCATCTAGATGAGAATATCCAGGATGGAGAAGAATATTACCAGCAAAATAATTACGAGTTTGTACTTTGTTCTTTTCAAGATAAGAAACCAGAGACTCTTTTAATTCCTTGGTATCACAAATTGTAGGAACTCCAAACCAACTAGTTTCTGCCTGAGGAAGTTCGTTTACAACACGAACACCAGGAATCTTTTCAAGAATAGTTTGAATCCTTTCCTTGTTCTGCCTACGCAGATCATGAATCTCTTCAAACTTAGTCAATTGAACGGATCCAACTCCACCTTGAAGATCTAGGGGCTTAAGATTATAACCCATATTTGCAAAGATGTATTTGTGATCAACGATTCCATCATAGTCTTTCAACCAACGATCAAAACGCTTTCCACAAGTTCCACAAGACAAAAGATTCTGTGCGCCTACACAATAGCAATCACGTCCCCACCAAGCAAAGCTACGAGCAAGATCAACGATTTCCTTTTCATTGGACGAAACCATACCACCTTCAATAGTGCAAAGGTGATGCGCAGGATAAAAAGAGCAGGATGCAGCAACTGCATAATCAGTCAGATAATTTCCATTCCACTTACTGCCGAGACTATCACAATTATCGGCAATAATAGCAATACTCTTTCTGCGACAAAGATCTACAAATTTTCCAATGTCATATGGATTACCAAGAACAGGTGAGGAAATAGCTGCTACTGTTCTATTTGTAATTTTCTTTTCAATCTCGTCCAAATCCCAATTAAGATCATCCCAGTTAATGTCAACAAAAACTGGTTTCAATCCATTTTGGACAATGGGGGCAATAGTGGTAGCAAATCCACAGGCACAAACAATAATTTCATCCCCGTCTTTCCACCCGAAGTGCTTCTTAAGTGCAGCAAACATTACAAGGTTGGCAGAACTACCAGAGTTCACCATCACAGAATGATTGAATTTGAACTTCTTTGAAAATTCACGTTCAAATTTATGAACCTTTTCACCAGAAGACAACCATTTGCCCTTAGTTACAGAGTGAATGATTTCAATAATTTCACTATCATCCCAATAAGGTCCAGAGTAATAAACTGAATCAGTTTCTGGATTGAAGTTCTTCTTATTGGCAATGAAGGGGAAGATGTTGTCTTCAATTTCTTTCGAAGATGCTAAAAATTTTTCAATAAGTTGATACATATTACCAATTTAACCTCATATTAGGATACTACAAAATTTAGATTTAGTCAAGGTGCTGAACTAGTGTGCAGTGCATACTGAGTTTTACTCTTTAGAATAGGACGATAGATATTTTTATGTTTCAAATAATCCGCAATCCTACATTCAAAAGAACCTCTTCCACCATAAGGAGCCACTGCCATTTTCTGATTGGCACCAAAGCACTCTTGATAATTAATTGATTTAAGTTTATTTGTATGCGCTAGGAAGATACCATCCCAGAAAACTTCACTACACCAAAAATCATCAAGGTTTTCTGATAGATTTGGAATGTTAACTTGTTCCCATTGTCCAACACAGGTTATATCTCTGCGAGCAATCTCATCGGGATATCCATAGATCGACCAGTCCTTTTCCCAAGAAAGAGCAGTAATTGGATAAAAATTATCTTTCTCCAATAGTTTAATTGATTTCTCAAAAAAACTATCCTTAACACATATATCAACACAACAATCAGAAGTCACATTGAAAAAATATGGGGTGTTACAAGTGTATATGTTAACAAAGTAAGGAACAGTATAATTATATCCTAAACCACCTTCTTTGATATCTAATTTGAAATAATCAATTACCTCTTCTGCATGATCACTCACATATACCAATTCAACTTCTTCAGGATCATAAAGTTCATTAAGAATATCTTCAAGTTCACCAACAGATTCTAAATTATTGATCAACAATCTTTTCTTACTAATATAATCACTTTTAAATTCTCTGAACCAGGGATTCTCTTTTAGATGAAATCTAAAATTACCTTCATATAAAGTTGTAGTTAGAGTAATCATTTTTTCTCCACAAAATCTTCAGTCCATATTGCATATAAAGCTCTTTCAATCAAATAAGCTTCTGCACAAACTATCTCACAATGAGCACAATATTTCATCAATTTTTCATAAAGTTTTTTGCTGAACTTGAGAATATTTCCTTTAGGAACAACATAATTTCCTCCTGGAGCGAATCTGATAAATTCAGGACTAATAGGATCTTCAAACAAGAGCTCCATTAACTGAGAATAAGATATAAAATATTTTGATGGAGCCTGATGCTGATACCATGCAGGTTCAATATATCCCCCAGCATTTATATTAAAAGATGTTGATGGATGATAACGTTCTATTGGAAGAAAGTAGTTTGCCTGAAGTGCTCTAATAAATCTTTCTTTTGTAGTATAGTAACCTTCTCCTCCCTTTTCCTCAGGACGAGAGAATAGATTGCCCTTAATAAAAACACTTACATCAGGCAAATTGTCATAATTTTCTACAATAAATCTCATCATATCATAAATGTTTTCTCCAACATTGGGAGAACGGAGACTGGTTCCCAAATGAGACCAGTCTTTCTCTTCATCACTTCTATCATAAATTACAGTATTCTCTGGGGAGAATCCATAATCATATGTCATTTTAATCCACTCCAAATCGGAGTTATGATTTGTAACTACTAAAGTTTTTGTCACTGTCATTTAATACTTTTTTCTACTACGTTATCAAAAAAATATGGCAAAGTCAATGGAGTAATATCCATCTCTTGTGCTTGTTGATAAAGATTATCATTTTCAATCAAAAATTCTTCAGTAATTTCAGAATAATTATCAACAAAAAGAACTGGATAATCTTTAAACAATACTTCAAGATATGGATGTCTCTTCATCACAGGAACTCTTCTCATATACAAGACTTCCCAGTTACGATGACAATCTATAGCATTACCTCTTGGACAAATCATAAATTTTGCTTGACTCATTTTTCCAAGAAATTCAGAATAAGAACTCCTAGATTCGTCAACAATTGCCCACCTCTTTTCACGAAATAGATCTTTAATACCTAGTCTTTCTTGATTTGATGAATCATTATGACTTACATATAAAAGAGTAAGTGGTTTTGTTGGAGGAAACTTCAGGAAATTTTCAATGATACTAATTCTACCATCCTGAGGATTCATTGCTCTTTGAAGTCCATATGGAGCGGGTATGATTTTATTACCATGAGCAATAGCATTGACAGCACAAATGCACAAAACGTTATTGGGAACGGCATCAAAAATAAATTCATCCGTTGGAGTATCTTCTAAATTAGTAAAAATGACAAATCTCATTTCTGGGAAATGAGAGCAAAGATTGAGAAGATCACTTTTTTCCATTAGTCCATCAACATAAGGACGATCAGATTCACTAACCTCTTCAATATGTCTTTTATATAAACGAATGTTATCTATAAACAGAGTCATATAATCTCTGCTTTTTTTAACTTCAAATAGTTTACTTACAAATTCGACGTTTGTAAGATTTGCATCTTTCATAAAAGAAGTGTGAATACTCCCCCATTGACCTGACTGATCTCCGAAAGAATAATCACACAATTTAGAAAGTTCTACACCTTCAATCAATTTCATGATTTAATATAATTAGAATACTTTTCCTGATTATTAACAATATATTCTGGATAACTATCATCAATGGGAACTGTAGTGATTTGGAAGGATCTTCCAAATGGATCTAGATTGTTATCTATTTGATTCTCTGCATTTTTACGCACATCTTCAGTGTTATTTTCAGTGTGCTCATATGACTCAATTTTCAATCTAAAATTATCAGCATCACCAAAGAAACTCCAATGCCATCCACCTTGCTGAATCTTATATGCAGATGGATGTTCTTGCCTGTGCCTATCTACAGTCGTTTGCTTAAGTCTCTTAAGAGAACACAGTCTTGATCCCAACCAATCCTCTTGATAGAGAGTATTTAAGTTGTAATAGAATGCCCTCTGTAAGGCAACATAATGATTATCAGGATCAAACCAATCCAAATCTTCTAGAACAAGTGGATTGATAATTTCATCTGCATCACTGGTAATGATTAGATCACCGTCTTCAGCACCAGATTTTAGAATTCCATACATGCTACATTCTCTATTATAGATTGCTCTTTGGAATCTAATAGGAAGATCAGCATACCTAATCCCAGAAGGATCCAAATCAACTGCTTTACTTCCATAAGCAGTATGGTATGGTTTCTTTTCTAGATAATCTGTGAAATCATTTGGAATTGTTTCGGTAATATTATGAATGATCTTATCATTAAACTTACCAAATTTATCTTTATTCTCCTGATAATAGAGTGGTTTTTCATTTCCACTTACAGTAAAAGGAGATTCCGTTAGAACAAAATAATCTACAACGTCGTTAAGAATATTAAGACGAAGTTCTAATAGTTCTAATTCATTGAAAAAAATAAACGAATCAAATATTTTCATATATCAACTCTTGTAAATGACTTCCAAACAACGCTTTTCCCTATCGTCAGTGAATCCGCCTTCAATATAAGGTACTACCCTATCCATATCAACTGCAGTAGGATCAACCCACCAATCTTCAAAGGGATCATTACCAACGTTTGAAACATTCTTAGCAATCATTACATACCCAAGAGATTCTAGAAGATCAATTTGTTCTTGTTGAACATGCATATCTTCTCCACAATAAATTGCAGTTTCAAAACAGATAACAGAAAATCTGTATCTATCATGAGGAATCGCTTTAAGTGCATCTAAAGTTTGTTGCGCAGGTTCGATATCAACTTGCAAGAAATCAATCTGACTTGGAAAATCATAATCTACTAGCAGTTTAGCATAATCTGCCTTAGTTGCATCTTCACATAGACAAGGATTTTTTCTTTTGGAAGTATAACTATTCCATCCTGGTTCCAACCATTCAAAAGCAAGACCTTTCCAATCATATTCGGATTCTAAGAGAAAAGTATTGTTTATATCAATACCATCTGCTCCACCAATTTCAAGATAAGTTCCATTTCTTTTTCCATTCAAAACACTCAAAGTAAAAATGTCTTGAAGGGATTGGGAATAATTTTGTTTTAAATCTTGTGCGGTATCAAATTTAACTCTAAGATTTTCATAATAATCTTTAAAGTATGTGTTTGGATTTACATATTTAAAATCAGTCATTAGTTTCTCCAATATTCGTAAATGTCTTTTGTGATTTCATAGTCCATTTTTTTAACTTTTCTGTTTGGTTGTTTTATTGCCCAAACAAACATACTTTCAATCAATTCTTCTAAGTTAGTATTATCTTGGAAGTTAAGGATTGTTTTTGCTTTTGTGTGATCACAATATGCATGTTTTACTTCATGCCTTGGTTCACCATGTTCAATAGGTACTTCATAACCATATTTCTTACCAATTTCTTGAACTGCCTTTGCGACTTCATTCAAAGTAAAATGTTTATCAGCACCAATATTAAATATTTCCCCATCAAAGTCTGTAAGAAGAAGATCAAATGGTTCCATATAATATTTAATGTCTGAGAAAGCTCTTGTCTGTTCACCGTCACCATAAACAAGAATTGGTTCCCCATTCAAAGTCTTGCGAATAAAGATTCCAATTACATTGCGATATTTATCCCAAATATTCTGATAGATTCCCAGAACATTATGAGGACGAACAATGTTATAGCGAAGTCCAAATTGTTCCTTAGCTAATTTAAGATCACACTCAACAGCATACTTTGCAATTCCATATGGATCAATAGGTTGAGGAGTTTTATCTTCAGTAAATGGAGGTTCTTGCGCCCCATATACTGCCATGCTGGATGTAAAGATAAACTTAGTATTATGCTTTACACATTCGTTAATTAAATTTGCAGAGCAAATAAGATTGTTGCGATAATTATAATTCCTAATAAAAGGAGAAAGTCCTTCTGCAGCATATGCAGCAAAATGCAGAAGAACATCTGGTTTATGTTCATCAAACAATTCTACAACTTTCTTTCTTCTCTCAAGATCAAATTTTACAAAAGTAAAATTTTCTGATTTTGGAATGAATGCCTTATATCCACCAGAAAGATCATCAATACCAATAACTTGATGTCCATTTGAAATTAAATGGCGAGTATAATTTGCGCCAAGAAGTCCGGCACAACCTGTTACAAATATTTTCATCGGTATTCTAAAATAAATTTTTGTTGTTCTTCAGTGTTTTTCCAACTACAAGGAAAAACTGGAATATAATTTTCCAGTTCCATTACGTTTACAGTTACATTGGTATCAAAAAGCATACTATAATTTAGATGTTCTGTCAATAAAAGATCTGTTGTATATAAATTTTCAAGACAATTCGAACACAATGCAGATGCCATAGCAAAAGTTCCTACTCCAGATAAAGCAATATTTTTTGCATACATCAAAGTAGAGAAATCTTCCGCTACAGATGAGGATTGAATTTTAACATTATCAATCTTCATCAATTCATGAATAATTGGATTATTCGTATCTGGTTCTGTAATAACTATACAATTATCAAATGAATCAACCAAATTCAAATAATAGACTAAAGGATTTGGAACATAATTTGTTGGTGGATCAAACACTCTATGATAATTGTCCCCGCTTCTCAAATGCATTACGATAGTATTACTATCAATAATATCCTTTTTTGGTATTTTTAAATTTGGGGCAATATGAGTTTTACAAATTCTTTGAATATTTTTGTAAATATATTCTACACTCAATCCAATTTCATTGCCACCTTCGCGTATTCCCTTTTCACAATGAACCAAAGGTTCCCAAGAATAAAATCTACCTGATACAGAATCTAGATTTTCCCCAAATTTTATAGAAAATTTATTGATAATTTCATGATCTAGCGATTGAGAAAAGGTACTTTTAGTATATTCAGCAAGCATAATTGCGTTTGCTACTTGCTGAATATTATTTCCCAACCTCCCAGACCAATGGGAGACTGAGTATGTCATTCGGTAAATTCTACTTCTTTTCTAGTAATATGGAGACAAAGCATATCATCTGGATGTTCGTATGACTTTACTTCAAAATTATTGAAACACTCAAGAACATTTTCTACAGTAATATCTACCCAGTCTTCAGCATGATCGGTTCCAAACAATCTCAAGTCATCAACTAAAATGAGTCCTTCATCGGGTTTGTAAAGATCATCAATTGCCTTACATTCTTCAAGAAGAGGAACGTCTTTATCGCCCTTTGAGGTACATCCAGAAGAAAAATGCCCATCAAGCCAAAACACACACTTCTGATTTTCATTGAACTTTTCAAGAAGTTCTGGAATTACATTAGAGCTATCTCCCAAATGAATAGTTACATTTCCATATGGAGGATGTTCCGCAAGAAACTTTTGATGGAGAAAAGGAGAAATTTCAATAGTATGATACTGTTCAAAATATGGTTGCATATTTCTTACAGTATCTCCCATGTAAGTCCCTGTTTCAATACAAACAGAAAACCCATCAGAATCAATATCAAATTCTTCTACAACAGTATTTAATTTTTCAATTGTTAGCATTGGCATTAGAGGTATTCTCCTTTCATTTCAGTAAAAACTTTTGCGATTCCTTGTTCGATTGTAGTTTTAGGAATCCACCATTTAGACAAATACATGTCTGGACGATTCTTCTTATCCATCTGAACACTATCCTTTTCAGTAGATGGTTGAAGTTTTACATCATACTTACCAATTAAATTAAATTGCCCAACAATCGTATTTGCAATATCGATAATCTTAGTTGGACGGTAACTAGTAATATGAAGATTATCTTCTGAAGTGAAGTCAGTATAATTATCCATAATTGATTCAAGTGCTTCACAACAATCTTCAGCATAAAGAAACTCACGTTCCTCTTCACCATCAGTAAGCATATCAATCACACCAGTCTCAAATCCTTTACGAATAAAGTCTGTGATGACATGTGCTTTCTCATGATCTTTCTCAATACCATAAACATTCCAGAACTTAACAATCAGTCCTCTGAGTGATTTGGTATACAGTTCCCCAACGTTCTTGAGAACTCCATAAGGTGAGTAACTCATATTACTCATTTGAGATGATGCAAAGATAAACCTTTTATTATGCTTTTGAAGCAATCCAAAAGCATTTGCCATCAAGCGAGCATTGTTATCGATAAACTGGAAAGTATGTTGATACTTCTTGAGATAACGAGAACCCCCCACATCAAATGCAAGAAAGAATACAAAGTCTGCAGTCTCGATTGCATTCTCAAGGTATTGATTAGGAATCACAGTCATATCATGATTAGGTGTTTCTACCTTATCAAAATCAATAACTACATGTCCCTTACTACGAAGATATTCTGAAAGATAGGCACCAATCTGTCCACTGGATCCTAAGATTGTAATTTTCATATTCAAACAGGATGATGAGCTACTTTAAACTGAGATTCAATCCATTTATATGTTTTTGAAATTCCTTCTTCCAATGTTTGAGCGTAATCCCAGTCAAGTTTTTCGCGAATCAAATCATTATTTGAGTTGCGTCCACGAACTCCAAGAGGTCCTGGAATATGATTCTTCTCTACGATTTTTCCTGCAACTTTAGCGGCAGTATCTACAAGTTGGTTAATGGTAACCATTTCTTCGGAACCAATATTAACTGGACCCATGAAATCAGATTCCATCAATCTTCTAGTTGCTTCAACACATTCATCTACATAGAGGAATGATCTTGTTTGCTCTCCATCTCCCCATACATCAATAGTCCCTCCCTCTTCAGGAAGCTCTGCAACCTTTCTACAGATTGCAGCAGGAGCCTTTTCTCTTCCTCCAGTCCAGGTGCCTTCGATCCCAAAAATATTGTGATATCTAGCCACACGTACAGGAATACCATGATTCCTATTATAAGCAAAGTAAAGACGTTCTGAAAACAGTTTTTCCCACCCATATTCAGAATCGGGGTTTGCTGGATATGCAGATTCTTCACGGCAATCTGGATTGTTTGGATCTAATTGATTATGCTCAGGATACATGCAAGCAGAGGAAGAATAGAAAATTTTAGTTTTATTCTTTCCAATTCTTTCATTCAATTTGAATTGTTCTTCAAGAACATTGAGATTAATAGTTACTGAATTATGCATAATGTCTGCATCATTCTCACCAGTAAAGACAAATCCAGCTCCACCCATATCAGCAGCAAACTGATAGATCTCATCAAAAGAATCGATCATATTATATGGAATAGATTGATAAAAATTTCCTAGGTATCCTTTGAATTCAAGAACTCTACGAGCAAAATCTGCTTCTGTAAGATCTCCTAGAATAAACTCATTTGCTGCAGTTTTAGAATATTCTGGAGTTTTAATATCCACTCCACGCACCCAATATCCTTCAGAACGCAGTCTTTTAACCATGTGACTTCCGATGAAACCACCAGCACCCAATACAAGTGCTGTTTTTTTATGATCACTCATAGATTAACAAATTACTCCTATTATATATTGTACATTATAAACAGATGGAATGCAACCCATCAAGCAAAGAAACTTCTTGCTCAAATCCCAACGATTTAAGTTTGTCCGCATTCAATGCGAAGTTCTTTGCCTGTGCTATTTGATTAAATTTTGGAGTTTCTACTGAAAGCAATTCACTTTGACTTCCAAGAATATTTTTTACAGTTTCTATAATTTCCCTAAAAGGCAATGCAGTACCACTTGCAATATTGTAAATTTCATTGACTTCGCCATTATCAACTACAAGTTTTAATGCACGACAAATATCACTAACATGCATATAGTCTCTCAGCTGCATACCATCATCATAAAGAGTAATGGGTTTATTTTCTTTCATCAATTCAATGAGAAATCCCAAAACATTCTTCTTCGATGAGACTGTTTTATCTTGTCCATAAACATTTGCGATCCGCATAATGCGATATTTTATATCAAATGTTTTACAATAAGAGATTAGTAACTGTTCTGCAGTTCTTTTCGTAATTGAATAAAATCCTCTTGGATCACAAGGATCATCTTCCTTTGCATAAACAATATCTGAACCGTAGACAAATCCAGTACTGACATAGTTGAAGATTATATTATTCTCTTTGCAATGCTGAAGAACATCTAGAAGAACTGTCAGATTAGTATCGACATCCAAATGAATATTATCAAAAACATTATAATTTGATACTGTACTAATCAAATAAAGAATATTCCTTGACTGAGGTACTCTTTTTTCTCTGGGAACTTCAATTACATCCTTTGGGAACATATTGCAAAAGGTGCTACCAATAAATCCAGTAGCACCATAAACAGAAATATTATCAGTCATATTTTTCACATTCTTCAAAGGTTTTTCCATTCTTATCTTTTTCAGAGATAATGGGCTCTCCTTCTATCCTCCAATCAATTCCCAATTGCGGATCATTCCATAGCAAAGTTCTTTCATGTTCTGGATGATAATAATCAGTAATCTTGTAGACTACATCGGCTTTATCAGAAAGGACGTAAAACCCATGAGCAAATCCAGCAGGAACCCAAACTTGTTTATATTTTTCGTCAAGTAAAATCGTAGTATGTTTACCAAAAGTTGGAGATGATTTACGAAGATCTACAAGAACGTCCAAAACCCTACCTGAGGTGCATCGAACCAATTTTCCCTGTGGATTTTCAACCTGATAATGAAGTCCTCTTAGAACTCCTTTTTTAGAAACTGAATGATTATCCTGAATGAATTCATCATGAGAAGATACTTCTTTTTTGAATTTTTTTAAATTAAAAGATTCCATAAAGGATCCCCGAGGATCCTCATAGACATCGCATTTGATAACATACGCATCAAGTAAATTAGTCTCTATTACTTTCATACCATTTAATAGTTTTTTCTAATCCTTGTTCAAGGGTAAATCTAGGTGTCCATTTGAGTTCATGTCGTATTTTAGAAATACTTGTGGAGTATCTCCTATCATGTCCTGGACGATCTTCAACATATTCTATCATATCTTCTCCCATATTCAAATAGCTAAGAATCATACGTATCAAATCAATATTCTTAACTTCACATTCTCCACCAATATTATACTTCTGTCCTGCTCTTCCTTTTAACCAAACTTCTGTAAGAGCCTCACAATGATCCTGGACATATAACCAATCACGAATCTGTTTTCCATCACCATAGATAGGAACTTTTTTGCCTTGAAGCAAATTAAGAATTGTTTGTGGAATCAACTTTTCTTTATATTGCATAGGACCATAATTGTTTGAGCAGTTTGTAATGATTGTTGGCAATCCATAGGTATTATGAAATGCCTTTACAAAATGATCACTAGATGCTTTAGATGCAGAATATGGATTTCTTGGATCGTAATTAGAACGTTCGGTGAAGGAATCTTCCTCTATAGATCCATAGACTTCATCTGTTGAGATATGCATGAAACGATCAACTTCATATTTCAACGAAAGCTTTAGAAGATTGACAGTTCCATTAATATTTGTATGAATAAATTCGGAACAATCTTTAATTGAATTATCAACGTGACTTTCTGCGGCTAGATGAAAGATTACTTTTGGTTTATGTTTTTTGAAGATAAACTCACAATTATGTTCATCAACAATATCCGTGGTATAAAGTTTTACATTATCTGGAACATTCTTCCAATTAGAAGCATAAGTTAATTTGTCAATACAAATAATCTCTTCATCAGAAATAGTTGCTAGATGATGAAGCAGATTACTTCCAATAAACCCAGCTCCACCTGTTACTAAAATAGTCATGATTCAACATTTTTAATAGAATATTTTTCCAAAAGTTTTGGTGAATATTGATCTACAATATCAGTATCTAATTTCTCGATTCTTTTTTGATTTTCAAGAAGATAGACTCTATTCCTAATTTCAGTTGAAGAATATTTATGCCTTCGTAAGTGAAAGAATAATTCTATGCCATTATCAATACAATATTGCTTTCCAGTAAAATCTCTGTCTTTATATTCTTCACTCAGAAATCTGATGTGAATTGTTTGAGATTGAATCAAATTAAGTAGATCTTCTTCTGTTTCATAAAGAAGAATCTCATCAATATATTTGCACCCTTGAAGTTGAACGTAACGTTCGTAAACTGATTGCACTGGTTTATTTTTAATACCAGGACGATCAATTGTTGGATCAACTTGAAGAGCGACTTTCAGATAATCGCACATTTCTTTTTCCATCTTAAGCATAGTGACATGCCCAGCATGAAACAAATCAAATGAACTACAATTAAAACCAACTTTCATATACAAAAAGAATTTTATAAAATTATACTAAAAAAGAGGGGTTGTGTAAACCCCTCTTATGTAACTCAGGCTCGCCACCAATTCTTTGACTGGAAATTGGAAACCAGGCGGGAGAGAGTCCCATCCGCACCACCAGTTTTTGAGAGAAACTGGAAACTCATAGAGGGTCATATTTGACTCCACCACCTAGTTTTGGGAAACTAGGAAAAGTTGGGACAGTTTTGCAAGTTCATTCACAGAAAAGAATGCACATAAAACCAAAACATCGTAGAGTTTTAATTTAATTGCAAATGGTATAGTTAAAGCGCCACCAATAAACTTTACCAGTAGTCCACATTTAAAATCTCCCCACAACATGATTTGATAACCAATAATGAGGAGAATGTTTCCAAGATATCGTAGGATACTTGTTTTAGACATAAGGGGTTTTGCTCCCGACCAGTGCGCTTTTAAAGTCATCCCGAGACTATTTAACTAAT